TGCTGCTCAGCCCCACTAGGTAGTCGCGCTGATAGGCGTCAGCAGTGCGGCCGGCGATCGTGTCATCGATCACGGTGGTGTAGCCGCCGCCTCCGTACTGCACGGCAATCTGTAGACGCACGTCGGTGCCGTTGATGTCGCCTTCGTTGGTGAACGACTGCAGCTGCGGCACTGTGATGGTGATCCGCGCGGCGTTCACATTGGGGGCGCTGATCGTTTGTGTAACCGGCGTGCCTTGCGACACCTGCACGCCCACCGGTTTCTCTTCCTCGATTTCAGCCGATCCGGGAATGAAGGCCTGATCCTGCGTGCCGTTGCGGGTGTAGACGGTGACGTTCTGAAAGTTGAGCGAGCCGTTGGCGTTCTGCAGCGGCGTGTTGTTGAGGAAGATCGACTGCAGGCCGCTTTTCAGGCCCTCGATCTCGCCTTCGCTGAGCAGGTCCAAAACCTGCGCATACTGCGAGCTGTTGAGGTTGTCGCCCGCTTCTGTCGGGGTGCGCTGTCCGCCACCGACACCTTTGGCAAGCCTGTTCATCCCGCCGCCCGCGCCTGCGATGCGACCAAGGCCGAGACCGGCGTTGTGAACGCGAATCCCGCCAGCGATGAAGGTGTGATGCCCTTCAACGGTCAGGTTGTAGACAGTGCCATGGCAGAGCTGGGCACGGTCCACGATCGGCCGCAGATGGCCGTTCTCATCCACTAGGCAGTCATCGCCGCCCAGCGTGTCGATCTCAACGAAGGCGTTGAACTGGTTGAGCACCCAGTGATTCGGCGTGGCGTCCAGCACGGCGCCGCCCCACAGGCGATAGCGGTTGACCCGCTCGCCTTCGTGGACGTGAACCTTGAGCACCTTGGCCTGGTGGACCGAACCCTGATCATCGAAGCTGAGCACCAGATCGCCCGGCTGCAGCTCATCAATGCGTCGCTGCCCATCGGGCACTCGGATCAGCGTGTGCCCTAGGAAGCAACCGCCACCACCGCCACCACCTGCGCCGACGATCCTGCTCATCCCGCCACCTGCACGGTGTCAACGCCGGCCGAAATCACCACCGAGCCCACCAGCGTCTCGCCGTAGACCACGGGCACGGGCACGCCCTGGCGGCTGGTCTGCTGGATGCCGGAGAAGCTGTAGGACTTGCGCGGGTCTTGGTTGGTGTCTGACCCAGTGGCTCCAAGCGTTGGGCCAATTTTTGGCACCGGCGTGAGCAGTTGCGCTACGCCGCCAAGTACCAGGGTGGCGCCGATACCAGCAAGCACGGTGCTAACGGCAACGGGAGCCGCAAGACCTAATAGGCCAATAGTTGCGCCACCCGTAAAGAAAGCTGCGGCAATTAAGCCCACGCCCGCAATAATCCGACCTGTGGCACCAGCACCTGCGAGCACGGGTACGATCTTGATCTGCTGCTGGCCGGCAGGATCCTGCAGCTCGCTTTCATCCAGGTCATAGCTGCCGACGCTGACCCGGTAGTGCTGGTCGGCCATGTGCTTCTCCAGCTGCGGGAAGTTGGCCAGCAGGAACCGCATTGCCTCGGCAGCACTGGCGACATCTGCCTCAAATACACGCCGGCTGAGGAACTTGGCGAGTCGGCCGTAAACGCGGATCTTACGCAACATGGCCCAGCTCAGCCTCTATCTATGGTAACGAGGTCGGGATGGCGCAGTCTACGACCTGTGCATTTTTGTAGCCAGCCCCCACCACCATAAAGATCGCGGCTACTTAGGCGTCCGCGAATGTGATGTAGTACCAGGCAGTCGCCGATGTAGACGCCGCAGTGGTTTAAGCCCTTGCCACTGATGTTCATAAGTAAAAAGTCGCCCTTCTGCAACTCTTCCTCGTCTTCCAGTTCGCGAAAGCCTGCCGTGGCCCAGCAGTCGTCAAACATTGGCGCGGTCTCGAATTGCTCTGGCGTTAAGGGGCGCTCCCAATCCGGGAGGTTTAAGCCGTGCTCTGCGTACCAGTCACGCGCCAGTGTCCAACAGTCGCTAATTCCCCATGTCCACTGCCGACCAATCAAGGGGGCTTTATAGCCCGAGGGTTCGCAGGTGCCCCACGCTTCGGTTTTTGGGTTGACGATGTGCCATGGCAAGCCGCTTACTTCGCAACCCATGAGATCCGGCTGGCTCGGTACGGGTGGTGTCATCGGATGCGAATGCACTACCGCAATGATCTCGCCGGTGTCCTCTGCCGCTGCATAGTCGTCCGGGTCAAGGATGAACTGATCAGTGCCAGTGCAGAGATTTCGACATGGCCAGTAGCGCTCACGGCCTTTGACCACCAGCAACAAACCGCAGGCTTCGCGTGGATCCTCGACCTTGGCATGGTCCAGTGCTGCGATGCGCCAGGTTATGGTCATGCGAAGAACGTACCCACGCCCGGGAAGGACCCAAACGGCAGCTCGGCGGTCGCGCCGAAATGCGCCTTGCAGGCATCGAGCGTCTTGTCGCAGGTGGGTATCCCACCGGTGTAGCTGCACTCCGTCGATTTGTAGACCCACTGGCAGATGTTCGAGATGCACTGCCGCTTCGGTGCCCGCACTCCGGCCAAGTCGAACGATGCAGCCAGCTCGAACTCCACCACGTCGCGCGTCTCTGCCACCTTCCGGTCTACGTAGTAGATCTCACGCGGAAACTCCGCGGTCGGGTCTGGCGTGCCGTAGGGGTTTGTGCCGCCGGGAAAATTGGCGCCGTCGATGTAGCGGGCCAAGGTGCGGATGCGGGTCACCTTCGCGCCCTCCAGTCCATCCGGCAGGCTGAGCAGCAGCGCTGTGATGGTGCCCATGATGTTGCTTACCCGCATCTTCGGCCGTGGCAGCTGGCCGTTGCCGCTGTACTCGAAGCCCTCGGCCTCGATCGGGAAGCGCAGGTACTCCTCGGCGTTCCAGGTCAAAACGCCGTTGCTGTTCAGGCTGGTGCCAGCGTGGAAGCGATAGGTGTCCGCCACGCCATGCTGCGTCACGTTCAGCTCCAGCTCGAACAGCTCAATGACGGCACTGGGCGCGATCGCCTGGAGGTCAGAAACAGGTACGGTCACGGCTCAAATACCTGCATAAACGTAACGTCAATTTTGCTGCGCTCAAATTCAAATAACTCGCGGGTCCAATTAGGGCAAATCCATTTGTAGCTTGTGGCTTCGCCTGGTGGCGTCCAGTCAAACGATGCTGCATCTGCAGCCCGTGCATCTAGGAACGCTTCGATGATGTTGGCGTCGTCGTCACTGACGCTAAACGTAAGCCGCCATTCTTTCGGGTTTTGATTGAGGCCAAAAGTGATGCGCTGCTGGTAACCGTCGCCAAATTGCGTGGTGCGAATCTTTGGCTGGCTGCTTTTGGTGGCCGAATAGGTCGGTTTGTAGTTGGGAAAGGTAGCCATTACACCAGCAAGCCTCCAGGACGTTTTTGTTTGATGAGTTCTTGCTGGACGGCGGCAGCAATGACGCGGCCCAGTTGGTTGCCCTGTTGGTCGTTGCCTTCTACTTTACTGCCGCTGGCATCGACGTTCACTACAACGCTGGTGCTGCCGCCGCTGCCCAGCTTGTCGTTGGGCACGATGGACCCGCTGCGGCCAGGCACGAACAGTTCAGGGCCACGCTCGCCGACCATGTAGGTTTGGCCGCTGGATACCGGGCCACCTTTGGCGCGTTGCGGGATACCGTAATTTGGCCCAAGCGTGCCAAACTTGCCAACCTTTCCACCGCCGGCACCCAATGGCGTTGACAAGCTAAACGGTGTCAAGAATGTCTTGATGGCATTGATTGCCTGCTCAATGACAAAGATCCTAATTAGTTGATTGGCAATATCAAGAAGAACACCAGACGCAATTTGCTGCAGACTCTTTTCCCATCCTTGCGCGCCAGCAATCAAGGCATTAAAGGCTGATCCCAATCCTTCGCCCAGTGTATTGGCAACACCATCGGCAAGCCGCAGTTGATTTTGGACGGCGGTATTGAGTTCATATTGTTTTTCAATGGCTTTTTGCAGCGATGCAAGCCTGTCTTGGTCGTTTTGCTGTTGCAGTTTATTCAGTTCTCGCTGAACCTCGCGCTGATTGGCGACCAAGGCGACTTGGCCTTCAAAGATAATTGCCCTTTGAGCGTCTATGTCTTTTTCTTTTGCTAACTCTTGCGCATATTGGTATTGAATGTCCAGTTCATGCTGTGCGCCATTCAATCGCGCTGCCAGCATTTTGTCGCCAGCAATTTCTGCATTTGCAATTCTGTCTTGCATCTCCGACTTAAGACGCATAAATTGGCCTTCTGCCAACCTATCGCGGATGACATCTTTGACCCTTGCGGCTTCTTGAGCTGCTGCCTTTGCGGCGCGTTTTGCTTCGCGCTCTCTCTTTTCGGCTTCGCGCTCGGCATCTGTTTTGCCTTTCTTCGCTCCACCGGCATCTCCGCCGCCGCCGCCGCCACCTACCATGTCGCCGACTTGCGTACCCATGGAATTGGGTGCCACGCGGGTGGGTAGCGCAGCTGTTCCGGCAGCACGTAGCTCGCGTTCACGCAATACACCCAAGCGATCAGCCCTAGCGCCTGGTGACATGCCGCCAACAAGTGGCGCTAGAGGGCCAAGCATTCCCGCGGCAATTGTTCCGGCAGAGTTGAGCCGCTGGCGCTCTTTTTGTATGGCAGCAAGCGTGGATTGTGCAGTTTGTTTGGATTCGAGCGGTGCTGAGCCTTGATAAATTGCCGCAGCTCCACCGGCCTGCCGCTCGCCACGCAACCTTGCAATTTCCAAGTTGGCTGCAATAACTTGCTGTAGGCCGCTAACGGCAAGATTGATGCCGACTGTGATGAGGCCAAATGCTGCGATGCTTCTAAGTACACCAACTAGTCCAGTGGCCTGCGTTTGCGCCGCCGCCATAGAACCTTGCAAATATCGCATGTTCATACTCAGGCCAGATGCTGCAGTGGCAGCAGTCGCCGCGCCTGTTGCAGTAGCAGCAAACATTGCGGCAATGCCAAGCCGCAATGCAATGATGGCCTCAATGGCTTTTTTAAGTAGCAGCATTTGAGCCACTGCCTTTGCTGCCGCACCGGCTGCGTCCATTACAGGTTGCGGCACGGCATTCATTGCACCGGCAAAAGCATTTACGCCTTTGGTGACGTCTTGAATAACAATGACAAGTGTTGGCCCAAAGGCTTTGCCTAATGCTTCGCTAAGATTTTTGAATGCCGTGTCTAATGCCTTGAGTGTATTTTCAAGGCTGCCTTTCATGGTTTGAAAGTCAGCGTCTGTTTTACCAGATGCGTCGCCAATTTGTTCAAGGATATTCTTAAAGTCGGCGCCATTTTTAGACGCAGCGGCAAACGCGCCACGCATGGCTTCTTGACTGCCAAGTAACCGCGCAGACGCCTCTTTGTCTTTGTTAATGGCTACAGCCAATTCGGCCATTAGCCCTGTAAAGCCTTTTGCTTGCAGGCCGCTGTAGTTCCATTGAATGCCTAATTGCGCTGCTGCCTCTTGGCTTTCCTTGGTAGGTTGTAGCAGTGTGTTCAGGGTTGCGCCAAGGCCAGTAAATGCAATTTCAGCCGTGGCGCCATTCTTGGTAGCAGCGGCAATAAATGTATTGACTTCATCAAGGCTGACACCAGCAAGCGCTGCAATAGATGCAACACGACCTAACTGGCTAGTGTAATCCGACCATTCCTGATTGCCAAGCTCTACTGCTTTAGAAATGCTGTCAGTTACTTGTATGGCTTGGCTGCCAGACATTCCATAACTGTTCAAAGTCTTTACCAAGACTTCGGTTACAGCTTGCGTATCAGCCAGGCCGCCAACGGCAGCCTTGGTTGCAGCGCGCAGGATATTGACATTTCCCGCAGTATCACTAAAACCTGCGGATGCCGCTTGATACGAGGCTGCCGCTAATTCAGCTTTGCTTGCGACACCGCCTAGCTCAGCACTTAGCTTTGAAAGAGCTGGACTGATCTTGCCTACATCAACGCCGACAGTGCTTAGACGCCGCAGATTGGTATCTAATTCTTTAACATCTGCAATAACCTTAGTCAGCGCAAAGCCAGCGCCCAAGGCGCCTAAAGCGGACTGCAGCGCACCAAATGCCTTCTCTGTCGCGCCTGCCTGCGCCTGCACTTCGCGCAGTTTGCTGACAGCATTGCGGCTGTCAACGTTAATCGCAACATTAGCGACGACAGACACAGCGCAACCCTACCGCCTTTGCTTCATTCTACGCTCCTGCTCCTCGTTTTGAAGCTCAAAGTAGCTGCTCCAGATGAGCAGCTCCTCTAGCGTCACCTCTTGATTGAGCCTAGCCAAGCTATAGCCAAGCTCCTTTGCAACGCCAAGCTGCAGCAGTAGCAGATTGTCTTTACTTAGCTCCTTCTTTAATGCTTTTCATGTCCAGCTGATCTGCATCCTCTGGATTGGTGATGATCGCCAGCATCATGCCTTGCAGGTCAGCATCTAGCACCTCTTCCTTGAGTTCGGCAATCTCGCCAGCCGCGAACAAGCGCTTGCCGGTGTCGTCCATGGCCTTGGTAACTAGCAAGTTCAGTGCAAAGCCATTGGTATTGTTGCCGCCAGGCATGTTCTCCGCCCGCTCGCGTTCGGCCATGGTCAATGGCGCGGAGTAAAACTCAAAAACGCTGCCATCGGTTAGTGTTACAACCCGCTTGGTTGGCGTCAGGTTGGCTGCTTTCTTGAGGCGTGCAAGCGCGGATCCCATAAAAACTGGTGAGTTAGATGTACTCTAAACACAAAAAAGCCCCAGCGCAAGCCGGGGCAATTTGCTATCAGGCGCTGGTACTGAAATCAAACGTCGGCACGCCAGCTGGACGGAAGGCAATTTCTACCTGTTGGGCATCGTCAGGGTTGGCGTTCAGGCTGGCCGAGGTCAACACTGCATCCATGGCAATACTGCGGCTCAGCGCCTCAGTCCCCTGCTTGTCGGTGTACAGCTTGAAGGCGCAACCCACCTGCTGACGCTGCAGCACGTCTTCCACCATGCGGTTAGACAGTGCAGCGTCTTCGTTGGTCACGTAGACGGTG